TATGATAGGACTGATATTTAAATGATTATTTACTCTGTACAATAAATTTCCTAAAGTTCCCAAAAGTAGCCCGTAAGCTATAAATATAATATCTTTAATGTATTCTCCCATTATTGCTCCTTTTTATGAAATTTAAAGTATATTTTTGTTTCCTGATTTTTCTACATCAAAAATTTGTTGCAATATAACTTTTAAATCAAATGTTTTTCTAGCTTCTTTTAAAACTTCTGTCAATACATCCTCACCAATTTCTTCTGCAAAGTCAGGAATCCATTTTCTATCAATTGATTTTTCTTTTTCTAATAGTTCTTCAAGTTTATCCCAGAAACCTTCATACACCTGTTTAAATTTCTCTGCTCCAGCTTTTCCTTTTGCGATTATTTCTGTTTTATAGATTAAAGTCTTCCCTAATTCTAAAATTTTACCTGTCAAATATATTTTTGCTGCTAATTTATCCATTTTTATCATCTCCTAAAAAATTATTTTCTTGTTTTCCCATTTCTTGTACGCATCTAAGTACATCTCATCTTTATCTCCGTTGTATGTAAGTTCATAATACATTCCATCTGAAATAGTTGTACTCAATAGCGCTTTTGCATTCTGTAATGTTTTACAGTACCATACCACAAATACATCTTCCTTTTTTAATTCAAATTTATCTGTTTTATCGCTTCTGCTATTAAAATATTTTGTCACTTCTTCTTTGCAAATATCTTGAAATTTATTAAAATCCATTGTTTTTCCTCCTAAAATTTATAAAATCAATTTTAAGCCATCTAGCAAGCCTTACAATCAATTTTAGACTGCTAGCCAGCCATTTATACCAAAATTATTTTTAACGCTTGTATTAGGCTCGTACTCAAGCCATTTTCACGTTACTTTAGTTCAAAATGTGGCGTATCTTTCATTTTCCAATTTCCACCCCATTCAATATTTACATTTTTTAATTTTGCTACTGCCAAGATGTGATTTGCAATTAATTTCAATTTTTTCTCGTCATACCCTTCTTCAGATGTAAATTTTCTATATACACCATTTTCGGTAACTCCGCAAGGGAATATATCAACGGCATGCCCAAATCCATCAGCTTTGATTTGATGATTAGATTTAAATTTCTTTCCGTCGCAATTTGTTACAATTCTGCCTGGTTTACTTCTTCCGATTTGATACAAAGCAAACTGTTCTTCTTGTGTTCTAGCTCCGTCTGTGATTCTAAAATCAAATGGGCTGTTTTCGATTGCAATTTTCATAATCTCGACAAGTTTCGGGTGGACTTTTCTCATTTTATCTAGACTAGATTGTCCAAAAGAATATTTTTTGTTCTCTGTTACTGTATTTTTCTTATCCCAGTCTTTCAAATATTCCTCCTTTCTTTGAACTCTGTTCAGCCAACCTGCCAAAAAATCTTCCTGTGTTTTGTCAGTTTCAACTTTTCCTTTGTAATAATTTTTTTGCAAGTTATGATAAAATTCTAAAAATTTTTCAGGATCTACTGCATTTAATGCATCTAATGTTTTGTTTCCGATAATTCCGTCCACATCAAGATTTGCATTTGTAAGCTGGTTTATAGCAATCTGTGCATTTTTTGTTCCATTTCTTCCTGAATTAACTGCCCAATCGCATATAGACAATGCCACTTTATCATTTACAACTTTATCCAGCTTGTTTCCTAAGTAATATTTTTTCAGATATATATTTTTTGCAAAATCCTTTGTTAAATCTTGCATATTTCCTTTATATCCAAAATCCCTTGCTTCTTCTTCAATTATTCCATATTTAGTTTTACCTCCTTTATCATTCTTATCATCGGAATAACCTCCTTCAACTTTTAGCAAATAATCAAAAATTTTCTCAAATCTATCCATTTTAAACCACTTCCTTTTCATTTATTAATTCCATATCTTTCAAATACTTATATAATTTTACTGGACTAAACTGATAGCCAATCCTATCCTTTAGCGATTTCAGTTTATATGTCAATGTAAACTGTAAAGCGTAATCGATTGCATTTAAGCAAAATTCGCTACAGAAATACCTGTTATCATCCTGCACCTTTCCGGCATAGAAGAATTGACCTAGTATTCCCAAATAGTCATATCCTTTACCTTGTGCTGTCTTAAAAAAATCAATCACATCTTTGGAATCAATTTTGCTATCCAGTTCATAAATTTCCATATTTTTCTGATACTCGAATTTCCTTGTCCTAACTCCTCCAGGATTAGATAGAAATACTTGCCCATTGTAAACAAATTCACAATGAGAGTATTTTCCAAGCGTCCACAATGCTATCAAATGCCCTATTAATCTCTTGGGCTTGTGAAAACAAATATACAGTTTGTCTTTTTCAAGTTTCATAAAATACCTCCTTACATATTTTTGTATGCTTTTTCATATCTATCTTTGGCATCGTATTCTTTTAACTCATCATCAGTTAAATTCTCTAAATTATGCGTCAATAGAGTTTCGGTTGCCATAGCTTTAGTTGTATGTTCCTGCATTATATTCGCCATTTTCATCATGTCTTGCAATGTTAGATTGACATATTTTTCGCTGCTGTCTTTCGTATAAAATTTCCAGTTCTCAAATTCTGTCTTTTTCATTGCTTGACACATTACTACTATTCTTGTTAAGTTGGACTGGTCAATACTTCTATTATTCTGCAAGTATTTCACGCCACCTACTTCAAATTCAAATGGGGCAACATCGTATTCAAGTCTTAATTCATACAATTCTTTTTTGATTTCGTCTATTCGTTTTTCTCTATTTAACTTGATGACATTATTTTCAATATACTCATATTCAGAGAGTTGAACTACTTTGATTTTTCCATTCTCAATCAGTTCATTTTCAGCAAGAGTATATTTTCCAGCTTTGTATAGTTCTTCTTTTGTTGCTTCCCTTAAATTTCCATTATCCAAAACTGGATTTTGATATTCTGATTCGTTCCAGATGTGCTTTTCTGAATCCCAGTCTGGATAAAACAGATTAGGGTTAATTTTAAAATCTTCGAGATTTGTTATTACTGGTCTCGCTATTATTTTGAGACTTTTTTTATCATAAATTACTGCATTCATTTACATTTTCCTCCTTGTTATCTAATTTTCTGATTCACATATGTAACTAAAATTCACATGGATTGGCTCTGTTATTTTATTTGAAGCGAATACATTTAAATATCCAGCTTCAACATCGCCGCTTGTTTTCAGAGTGAACGCTGGTCTTGCCCAGCTTTCCGAAATTGGGGCAAAAGGAAGTCTAAACAGTACTTTTCCAACAGTATTTATACTTCTGTCAAACTGCGGATCTAAATATCCGCTGAACACTGCTATGTTCCCCTGCTTAATTAAATAACAATCTTTAAAGTAGGACATTATTCTGCTGTCGATTTGGGAATTTTTTAGAATCTTTGTCTTGTACAGATTTCCAACTCTGTCCGACAGTGGTTTATTGCTTATTGCCCTAAATTTAGTAACATCGTTGTAAGTCGAATTCGTATCTGCTATACACTCGTAATAAAATTTTGTAACATTATCAAAATAAAATTTCCCTTTTACTTTATTTCCTGTGTCCTGTATATTTCCACCAAATTCTAGTCCTATTATTTCAGCTAGGCGGTTTCCTTCGAGGGCTGTGCCTTTTTGCAATCCGTATAAAGTGCTATCTGATAATACAAAAGAATTATTCTTAAAGTTCAACAAGTATTCCTTTTTATCTTTCAAAATCCCCTTATCAACTTTATCCAGTAAATTATTCTTTAATTGACGAATTTGATATTCTGTTCCACCTAATTTTAAAAACACATCCTCAAATTGATTTTCCCCATCGATTCTAACCAATAATTTTAATCCGTCAAACACTCCAAATTCTTCAATCCCGCTTAACGTCACTTCGTAAATATCTTTATTTGTTCCTACCGTTCTAGTTGCGTTTAACGAATGCACTAACCCTTTTTGCAAATCATTCATGATTTGAGCTGTTAAGGTTGTTCCGATTTGGCTTGCGGTCTCTTCGCCTTTCCAAACGTGTCTCACTAATCCTGCTCCGACATCGCTGGCATTTTCAACTTTATAAACATCCAAATTAGATCCTATCCAGTCTTTTATCTTTTTTAACATCTATCTTACCCCTTCCTGTGTAATTACGTTCATTCTAGCCAAATTACTTTCATAATTTTTTTGTTGCAAAATTTCATCATAAAAACTATCCTCAATATTCAACATTCTTTTTAATCCTACAAACGCTCCGTTCGAAATATAATTTGCTGTTTGCACTTTATATTTAAAATCAATCGTTATTTCAACACCTTTCGCCCTTATTTCAATCAAAATATTTAAAACACTTTTTTTAACATGTGTTGGCAATCTTTTGTTCAAGACTATATAAATGCTGCCAGCTTTTTCTTTGTAAAATTGTGTTTCAGAATTTCCTTTAAAACTTCCATTTTTCACATTGAAATCAATATCTTTATTATTAGTTTTTACAATCCCTTCTTTAAAAATAAATATATTCTGCTCATAATTTTCAATTATGATTTTTAATACATTTATTATTGTTTCAAAAGTTGCATTTCTACTTTTTCTTGATATTTCTGCAAGTATTCTTTTTCTATACTCTTCATCGCTTTCTCTCGTATTTCTTTTCAAATTAAATGATGTACCAAACTTATCCAAAACATATCCAGTCGCCTTCATAATGTCCAAAGACTTTAGCAACTCATAAATTCCTTTGCTCACTTGCCTTATTTCTTCTAAATAAAGTTCCAGCAAAAAATAATTATTGCTATCCCTATTCCTTTTATACATATGCGGAAACTTGCTGATTATTTCATCTGTGTATTCTTTGTTGTCTTTATACATAAAGCACCTCGATATTATTTTCATTGATTTGGAATTTTTGCCCTACTGGAACATTAAAAACTTTATCAAAATTTTGAGTTGCTACGCTGGATTCTGTTAATCCCATTTTTAGATTAATTTTTCTTATTTCATCAATTCCCAAAATTTCTGAATACGTTTTTAAATAACTGATAGATT